CATATATATAATGTGTGCTTCCACTCTTTTTTTATGGATAAATTATGCAAATACAACTAAACGCTGAAGAACTCAAAAAAATTTGACTGCTACAAGTAAGCAGTTGAAAGGCAGTCTTACTCTCAACTGTAACAACCATTATATCACGATGATAAGTAGTTGTCAAGTACATTTACGGCAAACATCAAAATGGGTCGGCAACTTCATCAGAAGCAACCACATCTTGCGTTTTCACTAACAGTGTTTCAGTGTTCGCACCTGCATCAACCTTAGTATACAAGTCTAAGAATGATGCCTTAGTATCAGTATCGAAACGGTTTAGGCAGTATTCAAGTGCTTTGATTTTAGAACCGAATACACCATACGTTTTTGCGATATGAACCAAGCGACGAGTAGAAATCACTTCATCACAACCACCATCAGCAAAGGTTTTACGAATCACATCTGCCCACGTTACGAGTTTCTCGGCAAACTCTTTATCAGACTTACCGATAGATTCCAATTCCTTCGTGATGATTTTGCGTTCCACTGTAACAGGTGGCCAATCTTGTTCAAAGGTATTCACGAATCGTTCTAGGAATGCTTCATTCAGAACATTCGTAAACATGAAACGACCATCCTCCGAACCTTTACCTTTAGTATTTGCAGTTGCGAATACAGTAAAGCCAGCAGCAGGAACAACCACTTCATTCTTTTTCTTCAACAAGAAAGGTTTACCCTCAAATACACGTTGCAGTGAAGACAAGTTTGCAGCACCATAATCAATTTCATCGATACAGAGAACTGCACCTTGTCGGGCAGCGACAGTAACGGGACCATCACGCCATTCCATCTGACCGTTGATAAGCACAAAGTTACCTAGCAAGTCACCTTCATCAGTTTCAGGAGTCATTGACACACAAACATACTTGCGTTTTTGTTTTGCACAAGCCTGTTCGATTGACATTGTTTTACCATTACCTGATTGACCAGTAACAAATACTGGAAAGAACATTTTAGATGCCACGATAGATTCGATATCATCGAAGTTACCAAACGGCACATAGTTTTCGTATTTTTGCGGTACAAGATTATCCGTTTCAAGATCAGTAATCAAGTTAGTGATTCGATTACCAAGTAGATTTTCAGTCGGTTTAGACATAGGAATAACTTGTGCTGTCAGATTGGGAGTCTCGACAGACGCTTTAGAAGATTTGGAAGATTTAGGAACTTTGTACAAACCACGACCAACACGATTTGCTTCATCTTTAGTAAACCAATAAGGATGAGCAATACCGATTTTTGCACAGATGCCGTTAATATCCTGAAGACTAACAGTCTTTTCACCAGTTGCAGTAACAGCATCCAAAAACTTAGCACGAACAGCAGAAACTTTTGCCATAATATATAAACTCCGTAATCACATTGAACAACCATTATATCCCATCTAGGTTCACTTGTCAAGTAGGGGGTGTTGTTTTTACGCAACACTCCCACTTGTTTCCTATTTGGCAATACCCTGTATGAACTTGGTAATCAATACCCGATTCACTTGTCTGGTTTTGTTGAATTTCATAAACGCTTTAGCAAGGTTAGATGAATTCACTTTACCAGTTACTACAATTTCATCATCATTTATTTCCAAATTCGAACCATCAGGAATCAAAAAGAATGATTCGTATCCATCAAGCTGCGATACAAGAAATTTTTCTTTTCTCATCTGACGTACATACTTCTTGATTGCTTCATTTTCTTGAAAGTATGCACCTGGTATTTTACGGATTTCAGTCAACTCATCATTGACCAAACGACTACCAACAATCTTGGCTATCTTACCCGATGCAGGCACGATAAAGAATCCGAACAACTTCGAACCAGTAGTTAAAGTCAACCAATTCGAAATGACAGATTGCAAAGTATTGCTATGTGTCTTTGAGTTGAACCCCACTTTCAATTGATTCTTACCATCAGTGATGAACACATTTTCAGTTCGTGCATTGAACCACTTTCTACTGTGACGTTCACCTTTTGCATGGACTGCTTGAATGTCATCGGCATCACCATCATGCACGATAACAGTGTTCACAATATCCAGATGATTCGTTTGACGGAACTCTTCCAGTATTGGTTTCAGTGCAATAAGTGCTTCAATCAATGGTGTATTGCTCAACGATTCACTTGGTGGACGATGAAAACTTCGTTGGTGATAAAAGCTAGTGCCGTATCCATACGAATTCATCAGACAGCAAAGATTTTTCACTGCTTTCTGGAACGATGCATTACCCATTTGCGAGTTGATTACTTCACGCAGATAGACCACATTGGTTTCCAACTCACCATCATTCTTACTGAAGGTACCGTACATATCATTCCACGATGATAGACTACTTAACTCAAGTTGTTTTTCCCATGCTTTCATTTCATCGGGATAATCAATTTGTCGAACTGCAATAGCATTACCAAAACCATATACTTTGAATGGTATGTTCACTTTGCGGCAGAACAATGCAAGAATCAAAATCTGTTCAATCGATGATGCCATGTTTTGTGACATTGAACCTGATTTGTCAAGCAACAAAACCAGACCATGCGATTTACCTTTCGGCACTTTCATCATCTTGCGGAAAATGTTATCGTCAATCTGATACTTGTATATCTTACTAATGTCAACATCACCAGTATTAGACAGTCGTGACTTGGCATACTTGGTTGCTGCTTTACGCATTTCAAATTCTTTCGCAAGTAACGAAATGTATCGTTCATTCTTGCGTTTGAAATCGTTATACAATGTCGTAGAAACACTTTCATACTCTGCATTCTGTTTTGAGAATTCTTCAGTAAGCAATTCTTGTACACGTTTTGCAGGAGTAATGATTTTACTCAGGATTGGAGTAGGCAATTTCGCATACACATAATCAAGAGACTTCTCATCAATCAAAGTTATTTCATTTTTGCGGAAGTTATTATCAGTCTCACATACTGGCTCATCTGAATACTGATCAAAGTCTGAAGCAGCAGATTGTTTGTTACGATTCAATATGTTTCTGTAACCATCATCTTCACCATCATCACCGTCACCACTTTCGGTTGATTTTTGGTCGGCAGCAGACTCATCCGATTTATCATTCTTTTCACCTGATGATTTACCTTCACCCGAACCAGACTCACCATCTTGGTCATCTTCACTAGGGTCATCCTCACCGTATGAATCCGAATCATCATAGTCACTATCACTATCATCAAAACCTTCATGACCACCATGATCACTAAGTTTTGACATTTCTTCTTTTGAGAATGCCCACAATTCATTCGTAACACGAACAGCATCATCCCAAGTTTCAATTGCTTTGACTTTATCCAACAGAACAGTTTCTTCTGAATTGAAAAGAATGTCAAGAGTGTAGTCTGATTTTGTAATCAAATTCACTCGGTCAATAAATGGGAGAGTATTGAGATTGCGAAGAGCAACTCCAAAGAAGTCACGTTGCATCAAGTCATCAAAACCATTTTTGAATGATTTGCGAAGACCTGGGTATCTACGTTTCATGCGTTTTTCAATACGTGCATCTTCAACTACGTTTAGAAAACCTTTGTAGTTGTTGCCGTTTGCATGAACTGCATCATGCCAACCATCTTTCGGTGTATCGTGAGCGTGACCAACCTCATGACCTACTAATAGATCATGCAAGTCGTTTGACATTTCCTTCATGATAGGAATTATCAATGTGCGTGTTGTGGGATTAAATGATGCCGTTTTTGCTTTGCGATACTGGACGTTTACATTCTCCGTAGCTAGCAACTTGGCAAGGTTTGATTTTTCGACAATTGTTGTCATTTAGTTATCCTCTATCGATTACTGAATAACCATTGTACCGCTATGCGTGGCAGTTGTCAAGTCAAATTCTTCTTCTGATTTTGACAACAGTTCTTCTGCCAACTCTTCCATACAAAATGCCACAATGCTAACACCATATTTCCGTATTGCATCTTTGACATCGTTAGCAGAATGATAAAACTCCATCTCTTGCTCTTCTGAAAACTTTTCTAATGCTGACATTTTGACAACTCCTTTTGATTACTGAATAACCATTATGCCCGAAAGCTCGGGAGTTGTCAAGTCCTATTTTGTTGCCTTTTTGGTACGAACAAAAGTCTTTATAAATTTCTCTGCTTTTCTTTTCGCAACTTGAACCGAAGCTTCACCTACGTGGTCAACGAAACGCACACCATTCATATGATCTAGTTCGTGCAGATAGCATCGTGCAGTCATACCTTCAAGTCGTTGCTGCTTCACTTGACCATACTCATCAGTAAACTCTGCGAGGATTGAATAAGGTCTATTGATTTTCAAGAACATACCTGGATATGACAAGCATCCTTCACTCTCTTTTACTATCGTATCATCCACCTCAATAACTTTTGGATTGATACACGAAATAGTAAACTGGTCTGTACCAAGAACGAACACTCGTTTGCGAACATTACATTGATTTGCCGACAGACCGAAAGCACCGTATTGTTTCAGTGTCTTACGCATCTGCTTCAACAGCACCGTCATATTTTCATTAGGAAGTTTTTCAGTATACTCTGGCATCACCTCTTTGAGTAGGGGATGATACTCATTATAAACCGTCAACTCGTCAATTGTTTCTTCAGTAATGACACCTGATGCAGTATCAATGGTTAGTATATCACTCATTTCATTATCCTCGAAAAGTTCTTCACCTTTTTAAATCGTATTGTGTTTGCAAACTTGTCTTGAAGTATATCACCCTTATGACTAATCACAAACAGATTGACATCTTCAAGTCCATGTAAAATCTTCATCAGTTCTTCTGTGCCTGTGGTATCTAAACTCGAATCAAACACTTCATCGAGTATCAATAGGTTAGTGCTTGATGAGTTCTTTAGTTTTGCAACTGCTCTCCAAGTCAACATCAATGCCATATCAATACGTTGCTTCTCACCTTCAGAGAAGTTGTGATAGCTAAAGTCATCACGATGTCGTGACTTGATAGTTTCTTTAAACGACTCATCAAGGTTAAAGTTGACAAAGAAATCTAGCGACGCCAAATATTTATTGACCAACTTGTTTATGATTGGTAGATACTGTTTGATAATCTTTGTCTTGATACCAGAGTCTTTCAACAAACTGGTTGCAACTTCGTAATATGATTTCTCTTCAATCAAAACTTTCAAATCTTCTTTCGATGTTTTGATTTGCGTCTTTAGATTAGTTAGTTCAGTTACATCAGCAGATTTTTTATCTGCCGAATTCAAATCATCAATTTGTTTTTGTAACTTTACGATTGCTGCTTCTAGTCCTGCCTTACCAGTTTGTTTTGTTGCGAGTTCAATGCGTAGTGTGTGTAGTGTCTGTTCATTGGAACGCAGTTGATCCAATAGAGTTTCGTGTTCTGTTATCTTTGCTTGCAGTTCGGTTAGACCACTAGCAAGTTCTTGCTCTTTCGATTGTAGTTCGCCCAAGTGCCTCTCTTTAGACTCCACGGTAATGGTTTGCCTACACGTTGGGCAATCAGCATTGTGGTCATAGAAATGTCTATGTGTTCCCACTTCGGATATCTTGCTTTCAATTTTCGATTCAACTTTTTTAAGCGCAATAATCTTCTTTTCATTTTCAGGAATCTTGGCAACGAGTGGGAGAAGATGTGCTTTCTGTTCTTCCAAACTGTCAATGTCTCCAGATATCGTGCGTAAGGTTTCTGTACAACTTTGTATCTCACTAGCATATTCGTTTACCTTTACTTCTTTGTCTTCGTTGAGTTTGTCTTGGTGCTCTTTCTTTATGTCATACTTCTGTTGCATCAATTCAATTTCGTTCTTCTTCGTTACCATTGAATCTTTATTCATAGATAATTTATTTCGAACCAATCCATTCATCGTAGAAAAGATTTGAATGTCCAACAAGTCTTCAATGATTGCTCTTCTGTCCGATGCAGACAACTGCAT